ACGCACTAAAACTAGAGGGCAGCGGCTTAAAAATACTGTCTTTAGAAGAATTTTATGCTGAATATGAAGAGAAGTCTCTCACAAAGATAGACGATTTAAATGTACAGACAGACATAATATTTCCAAAAGGCCCTCCTTGTAATAATTGTATAGCCCTTAATGGATGTAGTGAAGGGGGCAGAAATAATTTTTTGTTTAATTGTGCAGTCATGTTGAAAAGAATGCATGAGGAGAGTAAAGAGGACTGGTTGATGGAACTTAGAAACATCAACCAAAAATATATCGATACGCCACTTAACGAAGTAGAGTTGTCTAGAATATATGCGTCAGTGACAGGGCACATGGAGCACGAAAATAGACAGGTGTTGGGAGACAACGTAGAGCTAGAAGAGGCGGACAATTCTAACTACCACTATTTGTGTAAGCAAGAACCTATGAGTAGTTTTTGCGACAGGGTCACTTGTATGTCAAGAAAGTTTGGCGTTCAACGGACAACGGAAGAGGGCGATGGTTACCCAGTAATTGCATCCATAGACAAAGTCTATGATGAGCCAATATTTTATTACATAACTTTTGAGAACGGTGTTGTGGCTCGGATGGAGGCGGACGATATATTTGAAGAAAAGAATTGGAGAAAAAAAGTAGGACTTATTTTAGATGCAAAGCCTCCAGGACTTGGTGCGGCTAACTTTGACGATTGGATGCGCACTCAAATGAGAGATCGCATGACACACGTTCAATTGCCAGAAGGTGTGGGTCGATACGATAGAATTAAACAATCTATAAACGATTGGTTTACTGGAACAGGGGCAGGAGACGACAACACAAGTTTATTAAAAGGGTCTTCATGGTATGATGAAAAAAAGAAAGTAATTTATTTTAAGTATTCTGATTTGTATAGCGCTCTAGTTTCTGTCAAAGCTATACGAGAAACTCCGAAAGAATCTTCAACACTCATGGACTTTTTAAAAAGACCAGCAGAGGGAGACAATCCAGGCCTTGGTGCAACACAGGCTAGATTAAATATTGGAGGCAAAACAAAGTTTGCTTGGGCCATCAAAGAAGAAAATTTAAACTTAGAGCAAGCAGAACTAGAACCAAAAGAAATAATTAAGGAGGATCCATTATGAGTGTAAAAATAAAAGAGGCGGAGAAAATATTTGGCCCGCCAGGAACAGGGAAAACAAGACGATTGATTACTAAAGTTAGTTGGCTGATCAATGAAAAGAAAATAGATCCGGAGGATATTTGTTACATAACATTTACAAACAAAGGCATAGACGAAGTTCGTGAACGATTAAAGGTGACAAAAAAGACTGATGGTTACGAATCATTTGCAACAATCCACGGACTATGTAACGGATTTTTAAAAGGCAAAGAATCTCGTTTAGTCTCGGAAGGAGACTTTGAGTATTGGGCTAAGAAAGAAGACGGCGATCTTAAAAAAGAATTTGGTGGTGATCTAGATAATAATTTTGTTATACAAGTTTATAATCTTTATCGTGTAGCCAACATTTCTTTGCGTGAAGCATTTACAAAATTGAATGAAAGAAATTATAAATGGAACAGGCTTGAGGGGTACATAAAGAGTTGGGAATTTTTCAAACAAAACAATAAGTTACATGATTTTACTGATCAGATACTTAACGCTTTGGACGTGGACAGGTTCAAAGAATACAAAGCTGTGTTCCTAGATGAAGCTCAGGATTCTTCCTGGTGTCAGTGGCAAGTAATTAAAAAGATTATGGACAAAGGCTCTGTTGAATATTTGTACATCGCAGGCGACGACGATCAGGCAATCTTTGATTGGAATGGTGGCGAAGTTAAATATTTTTTAAATGCGTACACTTCTGTTTGTAAATCAAAAGTTTTAGAGAAGTCATACAGACTAACGAACCAGCACATACATTTTGCAGAACAAATAAGTTCTGACATAAAATACAGACAAGAGAAAGAATATCATTCTGATCATGAACACTCTGGTGAAATTCATTACACGGATAGATTTTCACAAATCCCTATCAAAGACGGACAGAGCTGGACAATCATGGTCACCGGTTCTTCTGTCATGTCAGAAGTAAAAGATCTTTTGATACGGCAAAGGGCTTGGTTTGTACAGACAACGGCCAAGGGTTACGTTCATTATCCTGTTGGCGCAAAGATCATAGCCGCATTGAAATGTTTTTTTACTTTGCATCAAGACAAGTATGTAACACGATCGGAACTTTTAAATTATAGAACATTAGTTAAACCAAAAAACTTTAAACCAAAACAACTAGAAGAACTTGATCCAGATCAATTGTACAAAGCACAGGATTTAAAAGATATGTTTGGTCTAGATTTTTCTGTTGATTGGAAAGAGGCGTTTGCAAACGTAAACAACCCAGAATGGAACAGGAAGAAAAAATATATAATGGATTGCATTGATCAAGGTGTTGATATTTTTGATAAAAAGCCTAAGATAAAACTTTGCACAATACACAGCATGAAGGGTGGAGAAGACGAAAACACAGTCGTTGTTGGCAACATGGAAATGCCTTTTTATAAAAAGTATAAAAGTTTTGATCATGTTGAGAAAGACACAATTAAGAGAATGTTTTATGTTGCGTGCACAAGAGCAAAACAAAGGATGTATATTTACATGTGTCCTAATTTAAAGTTTCGTTTTGATTTCGACAAAATGTACAGAACATACAAAGAGAGAAAGGAAGTAGCATAATGGGATGGAGAGATACACAAGTTGACGGCGCTCACTATAAAGCTTTGAGCGTACAGCCCACAGACTATATTGTGAAAAACAAATTAGGCTGGAGAGAAGGCAACATTGTAAAATACATAACTCGTCACTCTGAAAAAGGAAAAGCAAAAGACGTTAGAAAGATAATACATTTCGCTTTAATGATTTTGGAGGATGAGTATGGAGAACAATACCAAATTAAAGCCGTGGATTGAGTGGATGTTTGAAGAAAATTTTCCAGATTTATCACAAGAAAAATATCTCGCGGTTGACTTAGAAACTTGTGACTTAAAACTATTAACGCATGGCTCAGGTTGGGCAACAGGGAACGGATATGTTACAGGCTTCGCCCTTGCCACAAAAGACTGGCAGGCGTACTACCCGATAGCTCACGAGAAAGGGCCAAACATGGATCCGGACAAAGTTATTCCTTGGATCAAAAAGACACTGTCCTACAACATGCCTAAAATATTTCACAATGCCTCCTATGATATAGGTTGGCTCAGACACATGGGCATAACCGTCAATGGTACTATACACGACACCATGATTTCAAGTGCTTTAATAGATGAAAATAGATTTTCGTTTACTTTGAATAGTTTAGCTAAAGATAAATTAGGTGCCACAAAGAATGAAGACGAGCTTGTAAAGTACGCTCAGGACGCAGGGATCAATCCAAAGAAAGAAATGTACAAAATACCGGCTATGTATGTAGGACATTACGCGGAACAAGATGCACGGCTCACGTACGATTTGTTCTTTTATAATCAAAAAGAAATAGAAGAGCAGAAACTTCAACAGATATATGATCTCGAAACACGGTTGCAACCTTGTTTGATTGACATGCGAGCACACGGTGTTCGCGTTGATCTACAGGCGGCAGAAGAGGCAAAGAAGGCCTTGATTACCGATGAGGAAGCGGCACTGTTTCAAATAAAAAAATTATCGGGGGTTGATGTAAATGTTTGGGCGGCCGCTTCTGTGGCCAAAGCATTTGATAACATGCATATATCCTATAGCAGAACACCGACTGGCAAGCCGAGCTTTACAAAAAACTTTTTGTCAAAACACAAGTCGGATCTTGCACAATTGGTTGTGAAAGCCAGAGAATCAAACAAAGCGCACACAACGTTTATTGATAGTATCATGCGTCACCAGCACAACGGACGGCTACACTCTGAGATACATCAAATGAGAAGTGATGACAAAGGCACGGTGACTGGACGATTTAGTTATAGCAATCCAAACCTACAACAAATTCCTGCCAGGAACAAAAAGATCAAGAACAAAATACGTTCTTTGTTTATACCAGAGGAAGGAAAGAAGTGGGGAAGTTTCGACTACTCTCAACAGGAACCACGAATGGTTGTGCACTTTGCAGAAAGAATAAATGAAGTAGATGGTTTTTCATATGAATCAAAACGTGCAACCATGGACACAAAACGTTTTATCGAGGGCTACAGAAAGGGCGAGGCGGACTTTCACAAAATGGTAGCGGAGATGGCTGACATAGAGCGAGACACGGCTAAAACGATTAACCTTGGACTGTTTTATGGCATGGGCCAGGGCAAATTAAAAGAGACCTTGGGCGTCGACGATGACACAGCTCAGATATTAATCAACGATTACAATGATAAAGTTCCGTTCGTTAAAAAGCTATCAAGGCGCGCCATGGAGTCAATGGAAGGCAAGGGTTACGTGACCACGATCTACGGCCGACGGTGCCGTTCATTTGGTTATGTGCCTATAAAGTGGGGTGTCTCTGGTTTTTACAAAACAGAACAGGAGGCGAAAGCCATATTGAAAGAAGGTAACTATAAAAAGGCGTACACCTACAAAGCATTAAACAAATTAATTCAAGGTTCCGCCGCTGATCAAACAAAGAAAGCAATGGTAGACTTGTACGAACAAGATGGTATCATACCTCACATACAAGTTCATGATGAACTTAACATATCTATTGAAGGTAAAGAACAAGCTGAAAGGATCATTAAGGTTATGGAAAACTGCATTGAACTCAACGTACCAAGTAAAGTTGATTGTGAGATCGCAGACAACTGGGGTGATGCAAAAGGTTCGTGACCGACGACAACATCATATACTTTTCGTTGTGTCCAGGGTGCAATAAAATGACGACGATGAAACCTTTTGGTAAAAAGAAAAATATTTTTTACTGTCAGCATTGTAAGACACAATACAAACAACACATCAACGGCAAGATTGTATACATACCTTTGCATGTTGCTGATCTATTAGAGCAAACAATCAAAGATCATTATAAGAACAACCCAGATGCAGAGCCAGAAGCAGAGTTAAATTTTTCAATAGATTTTGAGCCCGATATAGATTTTGACCCGGACGAGACTACTTAATATCTTTTATGCGATCAAGCATCTGACCTACAACAGTTGAGGGTCTTCCATCTGAATGATACGTTGCGCAAGAAACCAACTCTTCAAGAGGTGTTCCGTGTTGCAAAGCAACAGATACAAGGCGGCCTATTTCTGTAAGAATATCAAAGCGTTCCGTGCCAGACTTGCCCCCACCATTAATCCAAACTTCTTTTATCTTGTTATCTGAGAACGACATGGTGATTACATACGGCATGCCGTTTGCGTCTCTTATGGTTTCTTTATAACAAGGTCTATGGTTTTCTAATTCTTTCCGCATATTGTACCTTTCTTGTTGACAATTTATTAGAATCTACTATATCTTGGGGTACATTACAACAAAATATGGAGGGTTTCCATGATTTTAGAGGATGATTTTCCAGTGCAAGATATCGTACTGGCGGGTGCAACAGCAGAGTTGCAAAACAAAGTTAATCTTTTGGAGAAACAGAATAAGTATCTCCGAGATCAAGTAAAAGAACTTGAGGTTTCTTTGGAACAAGCTATTGGCCCCGTCCGCTATCAACACGCATTGTAAAGTATAAAAAATAGAAAGGTAAAAGAATGCCCGACATTCGGAAGTACAGTTCTGTCTCTGTGAATAAAAAGACATACAAGGAGCTCGTGGCTGTGGCTGAAGCTTTGACGGACAAACTTGGTATAGACATGTCTATTTCTAAAACAATAGAACATCTCGCTACACAAAAAGCAAAGCAGTTAAAGTTGAATGGCCATTCAGAATCTTAAATCTTTAATTACAGAAAGGTACCCCTATGCTGAAGTTCGTCGTAAAAAAGTTAATGGAAAGCGTTACTATGAAGGACAGAATAAGCTTCTTCCCTCAGTTACGACTATACTCTCAGCTAGTAAGTCAGAAGAAGACGAGAAAGGTCTCCAAGCGTGGCGCAATAGAGTTGGCGAAGAGAAGGCAGAGGCGATACGGAATCAAGCCGCCTCGATCGGAACAGCCGTCCACAAATTCCTCGAGTGCACGATCAGAGGAATAGGCTACGACGACGCAACCAATGATGGGGTTATCGGCAAGCGTATGGCCAAGGTTATTATTGAGCGCGCTTTTCCTTCGATTAATGAGTTCTGGGGGACAGAGGTTGCTTTATATTATCCAACGTTCTATGGTGGTACGACAGACTGTGTTGGTTTGTGGAACGGTCGACCGGCGATCATGGACTTCAAGCAGACGAACAAGCCAAAGAAGGCAGAGTGGATCGAAGATTATTTTACTCAGTTGGCCGCGTATTCCATGGCGCACGATGCGTTGTTTGGGACAAAGATTGAAGTGGGCGTGATCCTTATGGTGTCAAGAGCGCTAGAGTATCAATTGTTCACGATCGACGGCCAACGGTTGGATGATTATAAGTACAAGTGGTTAAAAAGATGCGAGAAATATTTTAATGAATAAGGAACTCGAACAACGTAACCAAGCCCCTGTTGTTAAGGGCAAGGACATTCATCGTTGGAATGCGAAAGAGATGATGCAGATCCTCAAAAATTTTTGCAAGGACGAGTCGGCCGCAGACGCTAAGATCACTGTGGCTTTGCCACGAGGGCGCGCGCACGATCAAGATAACTTTCATATTGCAGAGATCAAGCTGATGGATAACCCTATTATTGGAGCCAAGGACAAGAAACACTTGGTATTGTTTCTTGTATGACGTGGAAAATGTTTGTTAGTGTTACGATTATTGCGCTGTTGACCACGATCTGTATACAGCAGACAAGGTATTTAGAGGCAGACTGGTGCTCGGACGAGATCGAAGTACTCCGTCAGCAGGTGTCCGATATTCACAATCAAATAATGGAGAACTAAAATGGATAAACAACTTCTTTGCGATACATGCAAAACACCCTTATTGGAGGATGAACTACCTGAAAACAGGAGTCCTACGCTCATGCCTTTAATGTGGGAAGAGAAGAACAAGGTAAAAATAGCTATACCTTTACCAAAAAAGCACGAATGTTTTGTGTGCTTTTGTAAAAGAGCAGACTGGGATGGGATGGTAGATGACCCTGAACATCAGGAACTGCACGAAGAATTTATGGAAGAAGAAACCAAGAAAAGACGCAAAAAATTTAATTAATGGCTAAAACAAGCAAATTTTACAACAGCGAACATATAACGAAGAAGCGTATACGACGGCCTGGGAGACATGCGAAGCGACCGAATAAGCGATATTCAAGGAAAACGTACAACGGCCAAGGGAAAAAGAGATAATTACGTCTATAAGGGTTTTTTCGCTGGCTTTATATTTTTAGGTGATGAGTGAGTTTTCTCACGTAATTAAGTAATTTTAAGGAAATATTGAACTAAACTATTGAAATATAACAAAGAAAAAGTTACTTACATGACGTAATTATGGAGTAATCTTCACGTAATTTTTAGGTGTTTCTTTCTGTCGTGCGCGTATTTTAGTAGTTTTGAAAAAACATCCTAGCAAAAATACTCTATAGAGGTATAAATTAGTATGGCCACAAAAAGAAAGACAAAGCTATCAGAGGCGAATGAGGTGCCTGCAAACGGCAGGCCTACGGAGGTCAAGGTAGGCTATAGAACAATTAAAATAAAATATGTCAATCCTAGTTTTATCTTAGACGACATGACAGAAAGCTATGGTGAGTTCCGGGCGAGAGAGGGTGTTATTTATATTCAAGACGCGCTAGTGCCCCAGGAAAGGTGCAATACTACGTGGCACGAGATTTTACATGCGATAGTGTATATATTTTCCCTTAACCAAGCTAATGGCCCACTCAAAGAAGATGATGCAGAAGAGTTGGTAGTGAATACTGTGTCCAACGCTATGATGGGTGTGTACAGAGACAACCCATGGCTGCTTGATATGCTTAAAAAATATCTTAACGAGACTTAGTTTTTTTACGCTTG